CAAGAGGCGGCTCGGGAGAAGGCGGCACAACAGCAGATGCAAGCTGCCGCCCAGGAAGCTCAGATGCTCGGGCAGATGAGAGATGCCGTAGAACCCCGAGGCGCAGGTGGAGGCCAACCATCCCCCGTACAAGGAGAGGCAATCCAGCAGGGACAGATGGGTGGGCTCACCGGAAACGAGCAGCACTATGGCGCGGAGATGGGGGCTGTGAAGGACGCCGCAGAAAAAATGTCTGGACGTGAAGGATGAGCGAAGACACGCGAGTTCTGGGCCTTGAAATCGAGCAACTTGCCCGAGAGCGGGACGACTTTCTCGACATCACGGCCCTACGCGGACAGAACGGGTGGGAAGCCCTGCTCCGCAAGATGGAAGCCGACGAAAAACTCAAACTGGACGCACTCCTCGTTGAGCGTGATCCCGCTGCCATGTACCACACTCAAGGCTACATCGACGCCCTAAGGACGATGAGGCTGATTGTGGAAACAGCAGAAGAGGGAGCGAAAAACAGGAACGAGGAGGTGGCGGACAGAACCCAATTGAAGGATGAAATGCTCGTCCAAGAGGAGTATGAGCGGCGGGAGTCCCTCTCCCCGCAGTCTTGACATCGGGAGTAACAAGCGTCCCCGAACGCGGAGGTAAAGATGTTCCCTTGGTTAGAAGTGTGTCGAAGCGCGAACGAGTCCGTAGAGGATTCCGAGGCTTTGGCGGGTGAGAGTACGGAAGCCACCTCACCGGCACCTGAATCGGAGCAGGAAACTCCGGAGGAAAAGCAGTCAGTCCCCGTAAAGCGGTTCAAGGCTGTCAACGACAAGCTCGTTGATGCCCTGAAGAAGATCGCCGAGATGGAGGTAGGAGAGACTCCGGAGTCACCCACACCTTCGATCACAGCGGACGACTTCAAATCCATGATGAAGGACGCGCTGAAGGATCTCGGCCTCTCCGGCTTCGCGCAGGAGGCCAAGCAACTTCGGATCGAGAGGAAACGCGATCAACTCCTCACCGAGTTGGGCAAGTTCCCGCAGTTCGATCAGGCCCGCGACCTTCCTCGAATCCAGGAAAAGATGAAGTCGGAGGGAGTAGGCGCGATCAACGCCTTCAAGCTCCTGCTCGTCGATGGCCCCCCGGAGAAGGCTCCCGTAGCGCATGACGCGCAGGGAACCACCACCGGAGGGGACAAGCCTGAGAAGGGATTTGAGCCCCAAGGAATGCCCGCGCTTCGGCGTGAGCAGGCGGCGACTGCACAGTTGAAGCAAATCTTCGAGAGAGATCCGAAGATGCGCAAGGCCCTCGAACTAGACGACTAGCAGCATAGTGTCGGGGGCGGAAAGGCAGAAAGATGGCTGATGTCGTCTTTCAGTATTACACCAGCTCCGGCACAACCAAGGAGGACATCCTCGATCTGGTGACGAACATCTCACCCGAGGATAGCCCCTTCCTTTCGATGTGCCAGACTGCTCCCGACGCAACCAGTCGGGTTCACCAATTCGCCACCGACACTCTTGGTGTGCGAACTTCAGCGGCGGCGATTGAAGGTTTCACGTTCTCCGGCACTACCCTCGTAGGTCGTGTTCGGCTGACGAACTACACCGAAATCCGCCACCGTAACGTCTCCGTGTCCGACTCGGCTCGTGCGATGGACAACATCGGGACTACCGATGAGTACGCGTACCAGTCGATGAAGGCCACGAAGCAGTTGGCGATTCACTTCGAGAACGCCCTCTGGACTACCGCCACCGGAGCCGTGGGCAATGCCACGCTCGGCGCGACCATGAAGGCCATCCTCCCGTGGATCACCACCAACAAGTCCACCTCTTCCGCGACTCGCACTCTGACCACGGTCCTGATGAACACGATTCTTCAGGCAGCGTGGGAGCAGGGCGGATCCCCGGACTACATTTTCTGTGGCCCGGCGAGGAAGATCGGACTGAGCGCCATCATCTCCACGGCCTACGGTGAGCGCCAAGTGCCCGCCACTGGTGGTGGGGCAGGCGGCATCGGTGGGACCATCGCCCAGTACGTCGATGTCTACATGAACGACTTTGGGCACCAGCAGGTGATTCTCTCGCGTGACATCGCGGTTGACACCTACGCGGCTATCGACATGAGTCGGTGGGCTATTTCCTGGCTCTCCGGACGCCGACCGATGATTAAGCCTGTCGGACGGCGGGGTGACAAGACCGAATGCTACATCGTCGGTGAGTCTACCCTCGAAGGCCGGGCGGAGAACGCATCCGCCAAGCTCGAAGAGATTGCCTAGCACATACAGCGGGCGGGGGGTTTCGCCTCCCGCCCGTTCGAGGAGACCAGAATGCGGATCGTCATGTCCGAGAAGCCGACCGTGGGACTCGATGCTGATACCTTGCTTCGGGTGAGGTACGGGAAAGGCGCGAAAGAGGCTATCGCCAAGGACTGTCGTAATGGGCGAAAGCATTTCGAGGAGGCCCAAGAATCCAAGGCCAATCGGAAGCGGAGCGCCATGGGGCACTTGATGATGCAACTGCCCGCAGCGATGTTCTTCGCAGACGCCCAGAAGGAACCGAATTTCTGGCAGACCAGTGACGGCAAGAAGCGACTTGCGCTTCTGTGGGAGGAGTTTCCCGACTGCCGACGCATCAAGACCAGAGGCCACAGGAACCCGTTTGGGAAAACCGGATGGGCACCAAGGACGATATGACCAGAATCGTCAACATCTCAGACCCGTTCGATCTCGAATTCCCGCTCCTTGAGCGATGGCCGTTCGAGGACAACTCAATCATCTCCGTCTCCGTTGAAGCTCGGGTGATGGTGGTGATGCCGCACGCCAACGTGCTCAATGGTGAGGCGGATCCGCTTACCCATGTAGTCACCGAGGCCAACCGCGTTCTTCAGGAGGGCGGCACTCTCGAACTCAAGGCCCCCTATCACCTTCACAACTCCGGACTCGGACACCCGATGCAGCAGCGCATCTACAACCAAGCGTGCTTCTACGCCTATGGATGCCCGGAGAACGCCGAACACCCGATCAGCAAGCAACTGGATACCGGAGGGGTGGAACTCGGAGTCAAGGAGCAGCCTATCGACCCCAACGATCACCCGTGGAACTGGTGGCATGGCGTTGAGTTCGGGGTGAAGATGCGCGTCATCTCTCTCCAGCATGACGAACACTACTGGATCGTCTTCTACCAGAAGTTCCGTCAGGACGAGATCCATGGATGATTTCCTGATCGTCGGCAAGTCTTCTCTCGACGGAGCCCACGAATGGCTGCGCTGTAAGCAGTGCATGAAGGTCATGGGTGACGCTGGATACCGAACCGTGTTCATGCCTGCTGGCGGCGATCCCGAAGAGTCTGAGCATTGGCTCAACCGTGCAGATATGTTCGTGTCAGGTCAGGGAGTCGGGGTAGGCGCGATGCCGCACTACTTCCTGTGGCGCGAGGAGCTTTACCGCGAAACCGGGAAGTACGTCCCGATTGTCTGGGATGTGGACGACAACCCGGATTTCATCTCCCCCTGGAATTCGGCGTATGAGAATTTCGGGCTGGAGGAAGTGACCATCGTTAATCCGGATACCAAGGTCGAGCGGTTGCTGTGGGAGAACGGTAAGGGTGGCTTTGATCTCGTCCGTAACCGCCTGAGTGTCAAGTCCTACAAGTTTCTGCTTCGGCATGTGGATGCCCTGATCGTCACTCAGCCGTACCTCGCGGACCAACTCAGGAAGTACAACCCGAACATCGAGATCATCCCGAACGACGTGGACTTCAAGAACCACTACCGCATCCGGAACACGCCGCAACGAGACGGCAAGGTTCGCATCCTGTACATGGGTGGGAGTTCGCACTTCCTCGACTGGAAATTCATCGCTCCGACCCTGAAGTCCATCACGCAGCAGTACCCGCATGTACGGGTATGTTGCTTCGGAGACATTCGACGGTGGGCCATCGCGGATCTGGGTGAGGAGTTCGTGGAGGACATGCAGTGGCAGGGCGATTACAAGTCCTTCTGCCTGAAGATGGGGACGATGGGGATTGACTTCGCCATTGCCCCGCTCGCCATGGAAGACCCGTTCGAAGCGGAGTTCAACCGCTGTAAGTCCTGCCTGAAGTGGGTGGATTACGGGGCGGTAGGAATTCCGTGTATCGCTCAGAACGACATCCCGTACTCGCCGGAGATCACCTTTGGCGATGACATTCCCGATCTGCTCTGGGATGGGGTTTTGGCCTCGACGCCGGAAGAGTGGTTCCTGGCGCTGTCTACGATGATCGAAAACCCGCAGATGCGGGAAGTGATTGGCGGCAACGCCTACCAGACGGTGTTCAAGAAGTGGAACTCTGGAACCAAGGCAGACGAGTACCACGCTGTCTTTGAGCGCATTCTCGGATACTCGGAGTGGAAGGGTGAGGTTGACCTTTCCGATGTCAGAGCGGGTGTGACAGTCGAAGCCTAGGAGGTGAGCCATCGCCGGAGATACTTTGTTCACTCGTCGCGCCCGGCTAGCGGAGCGGATTGGCATCTCTCGCTCTCAGACCATCCCTGCTGACCTTCAGACGCAACTCAACGGCTACGTCGAGGATGCCATCCGCCGCATCTCACGGCACCACGAATGGGGCTGGATGCGCGGCTACGACCGCATCGAACTCGAAGCCAAGGTTGATGTGGGCACGGTGGCGGTATCGGCAGGGGGCACCGCAGTCACCGGAACCGGGACGGCCTTCCCTACCGTTTGGGCCAACGAAGACTACGGCGAGATGCGGATTGGGCGGGAAGTCTACCGGGTCGCATCCATCACTGATGGCACCAATCTTGTCCTCACGGATTCCGCTTTGGTGGAAGCTACCGCCGCGAGCTTCCAACTCTACAAGAACCGCTACGTCCTATCGAACGTCTACGCCTTGGAAACCATCGTCTCCACGGTGGGGGCGCAGGATGCGGTAGAGGCGGTGAGCAACGAGCACGTTCAGGGGATGAAGTCTCAGTTCCTCTCCTTCGGGCGTCCTCGCTTCTGGTCGAATCCGGAGTATGTCGGCGGCTTGCCGGTGATCGAAGTCTACCCGGTGCCCAACTACAACGAGATTCTTCACGTTCGGGGGCTGAAGCTGCCCACCATTCCCTCTGCTGACGGCGACACCGACGACATTCCGGAACAGTGGAGTCAGGTGGTGGACGAGTGGGCCAAGGTTGAGATGTACGAGGCCATGGAGGATCAGCGGTACTCAACGGCACTGAGGATGGCTGAGAAGTCTCTGGCGAGGATGATACAGGAGTCGGACGCCAACCGAGACGGGGCGAGGTTTGAGCTTGACCCCCGTTTCTACCGCAACCCGCGTAGACATCAAGGCTACGGAGGGGTGGTGAACTGATGCCTACCCAGAGGGTGAAGATCGACTTCCGGCAGAACCTATCGCCGGGAAAGGGCTCGGTGGATGATCGCACCGACATTCACCTTCTGGACCCGTTTGCCGTCTTCGCTACCGCTACGGATGTGCAGGCTTCGAGAGGGAGGTTGGAGAAGGCCGATGGACACCTACGGCTCGCCGGGATTACTCCTGCCGGGTACTCTCTTGTCTTGGACGGGACTGCTGCGGATTACGCCGAGTTTCCGGATCACGCAGATTATGACATGGGGCTTTTCTGGACCTTGGACCTCGTCTACTCCCCGTCAACCGTGCCTGGAGCGGCGGCTTACGATCCGGTTCTATGGAGAGCCGACTCCTCCAACAATCAGATTTTCACCTTGGAGTACGGAAACTCAGGGGAGTTCCTGTTCACCCATCGAGACTCCGGTGGAACTGAGAAAACCGTAACGCTCACCGGCTGTGACACCGTTGATGCTGTCTATCGGGTTCGGGTGGAACGGCACTACGGCATCCTTCGGATCCGAACAGATATGGGGGCTTGGACATCTCGCTCTGATCTCTCAACGACTCTCGGCGGTGCGGCGGCGGCGACGAAGCTCTACGTCGGCAAGAAGACGATCACGGACGGGGCTACTCCTGATGGAAATACAGCACGGGGGAAGATTGACGAGATCAGGCTCTTTCGGGAGTCGCTTCAGGACGTTGGACGCTACACCTACTGCGAATACCCGTGGCTGTGGGATCCGCGTTTGGTGCTGTACGCGAGGCTGAACGACGATGCCGCTCAGGACTACTCTCTTAATGAGAACACCGGCACGATCAACGGTACTCCAACTACGGACGGGGCGGCGTTGGTGACACCGTTGCAGCCTTGCCGGAAGATACATCACCTTGGCTTGAGTGACGGTTCGGCGTGGTGGCTCGTGTGGTTCGATACAGCCTTTCACGCCGAGAAAGTAGGAGGATGATGTCTTGGACAGTGAAGGTGAAGTTGGAAGAGGAGGAGTGTTTCTGCTTGGTCACGGCTACATGCAACGCCGGGCAGGAGTGCGAGTTCGTCTTCGTGGATCGTGTCGAGGTGTGCAGCTTGGACGGAAACCGCTTCGTAAGTGACGCCCTAGCCGCACTCGTAGCTCGTGACGACGATAACGGAGATGACATCCCATTTGTGGATTGGCTGACGACAAAGCTGAATTCGTAGGAGCCTGACATGGAACACGAAATCATCGCACTGGTGGGCTGATGAGCTACGCATCTGACATCTACGACGCGGCCAAGGTTGCGGGGTGGACTGCCGCTCAAGCAGCAGGGGCGAGCAGAACGCAGGTGCTCGCTGCCGCAGGGTACACCTACGAGACCGTTCCATCAGGCACGTTCGCGTGGAAGGGGCTTCGTGGGATTGTTGCTGCTCGCCTTGCGATAGAGGAAGCGGATGCCGCAGACGCAGCCGAGCGGGCTGTGGTGCGGACCAAGGTGCGCGAGATCGCGGCTCTGTCTGGTGCGGAAGTTTCCATCGTCCGGGCAGGTGAGACTGCTACCGGGCCGTGCATCGTTATCAGGAGGGCCGACTGATGGCCTTCACCGAGTTCTACGTCACCAAGGGCAGCGCGGTTTCCAACCTGAACGGCGGTGGGCCTTCGCTCGGAACCAACGACGCCCCTGTGGACGTGAGTACAAACTGTTCATCGGACGGTGCGGGGACAGCAATCACCGATGACGATGCGGGCGGATGGCCGAATGCCGCTGTAGGTGATTTCATCTGCTTCGATGCGGGCGGAACGCCTGAGTACGGTTCGCGGATCACGGACATCACTGGGGAGGTTCTCACCGTCACTCCGGCAGTAACCGCAAGCCAAAGCGGAAAGACGGTGAACGTCGGCGGAGCATGGGCCACCATCGACCACGCAGCGAGCACTGTCACCACGGCATTCGTCAACGCGGCAGGCAACTCCCCGCGAGTGAACATCAAGGCGACCTCGGCCTATGCCGAGAACGTCGTCCTCGACAATTCGGGATCGAACACCGTCCCGCTCACCTTCGAAGGATACACCGCGGCGGCAGGCGATGGCGGGCAGTGCGAAGTAACAGGGCAGGCGGGCGCGGATGTCATACACGCGGCGGCGGGTAAGAACTACATCCGCCTGTTGAACATCTACGCCCACACTGCCGAGAACGGCCATTCCGCTTTCGAATGCGATATTGATCACGGGCACTTCCACAACTGTAAGGCGTTCGCCACGGGAACTGGCGGGATCGGCTTCGACACGCATGGCCTGAACAACCTACTGTTCAAGTGCTTGGTCACGGCCTCCACGAGCTATGGGTTCTGGGACGGTGACAGCATTACCTATATAGCGTGCAAGTCGATAGACGCTGGTAGTGACGCCTTCCACGCTGACGGAGCGGCGCTTGCTATCGACTGCATAGCCGACACCCCTGCGGGCGATGGGTTTGTGCAGGAAACTAACACGCAGATGAGGTGCTACGCCTGCACGGTGTACAATAGCGCGGGCGGAAGTGGAGTTAAGATCCAAGGAACGGCCCCGTCTGGCGCGTTTGCCCCATTTACCCTCAACTGCGTCCTTTACGGCAACAATCAGTACGGAATTGAGCTTGTGTCGGGGTTCACCATGCCACTTCTCGCGGACTACAACGCCTTCGATGCGAACGGCGTGGGGGATCGCCTGAACGTGGACGCTGGGCTGCACGACGTAGACGACCCAGACATCACGGGCGATCCGTTCACTGATGCGCCGGGATCCGACTTCTCCTTGAACGATACCGCGAACCGTGGGGCAGCCTGTCGGGACGCCGGTATAGACGGAGGGGATCTCTAGCTCATGGCGAGCATTGGGGCGGTACAACTTGCGGGGAGAGACATCGGGGCGGCGCAGAGTACGCCTGCCACCGGAGACGTTGCCCTTCCTGCCGCTGACGACTTCGGCACGGGGGGTGACGCGACCCTTGACGGCGCTACCATGTCGGATACGACGCACACATGGGCGCTGGACCACGACGGCGGATGGAGCCGAAGTTCAGGGGTGGCAGTCTGTGACGCTACGGACGGTGCTCAGTATTGCGACAACATGCCGGATACAGCAGACATCGAAGTTTCAGCGGTAGCCAAGGTGGGGAAGAACGGCGTCACTGCTAGGAGAACAGCGGGCGAGAACTACTACTACCTTCGGGCGGAAATCGGTGCGGCGCTCTCTCTGTTCAAGCGCGTCAATAGTACATGGACTGCAATCGGCACCGGAGCCAACGTCAGCGCGGATGACGCCTACACGCTTCGCTGCTATAACGACACGATCTACGGGCTGCTGAATGGCTCGATTGAGATCACAGCTACTAGCCAAAGCGATCACGCCACGGGCAAGGCAGGCATGCGCGGGGCTGCTTCGGCTGATGCTTTAGATACTTGGGCGGCAGCGGTTTACACCCCGGCGGCGGGTGGGGCTTTCACGGAACATTACTACCGGCATCTACTTGCGGGAGTATCACGATGAAGAAGAACGTGGCTTCTCAGAAGTGGCGCGTGTTCGCATATGGGCTTCCCGATCACGCTAGTCCGGGCGAACCCATCACCGGAGATGCGGCACAGATCAGCGCGAAGATCAGCAAAGATGGAGCCGCTCTTTCCGCTCTTGGTGATGCCGCTCCCGTTGAGTTGGAGGACGGCTTCTACGAGTTCGATCTGACGCAAGCAGAGACGAACGCTCACGATCTCTTGCTCTCTCCGGAGTCATCAACGGCAGAAGTCCAAGTCATCGGGGTTCCGGGGAACATCGTCACCACCGCTCAGTATTTCAGCGAACTTGGGGTGGAGAGCGACGGCGATCTGACGAAGGTTAACCTGTGTGCGCAAACGACACTCGTGGATCAGTGTACGCTTGCGGATACCGTCACAGATGTAACGAACGAAGTGAGCGCCAATATGACATCTATCAGCGGCGACACGCCTGCCGCTGACAACCTTGAGGCGATGTATGACGGAACGGGCTATGTGGACGGAACGGCTCCGTCTTCTCGGGATCAGGTTGGGAACATCGCGTCGGGTTCCGCAGCGATCAACGCTGTCACCATCCTCGCTCCAAATGGTTTCGTCATCACCACTGGCACCAACGAAGTAAACGACGAGGACAGCACCCACGAGGAGGACGCAACCTATCACTCTCTGGACGACGTTGGAAACGCCATCGACGCTCACTACCTCTTCAACATTGGAGGAAACGGCGCTCCCGTCTCGGTGTCGTGGCACGGATACGCTCAAGGGAATAACAAGGCGTTTGCCGTCTACGCATGGAACTACTCGCTAGGAACTCCAGCATGGGAGCAGATCGGAACTATCACAGGCTCGACGTTAGCTACCCACCAAACCGTAGCGTTCGACCTCACATCTGGACAGGTTGGGACGGGCGCGAATATCGGTGAGGTGAAGTTCCGCTTCGCCACGGCTGACGGCGCAACCTTCGCCACGGATCGGATCCTCTGCTCCTACGCAGTTGTGGCTCAGTCTGTCGGTTACGCTGACGGGGCGATTTGGGTTGACTCTGCCGGTACTGCCGGAGCAGAGGTTTACGTCAACGGGACGGCGGATAACCCGTGTCCTTGGGCGAACGCGCTGACCATCAACGCGACGCTTGGGCTCAACAAGTTCCACATCGCCTCCGGTGTTACCGTCACTCTTGCTGCTGCTGCCACGAACTACTCGCTCTACGGTGAGGGACTGTGGGTTCTTGCTCTCGGTGGACAGAGCATTGCCGGAGCGTTCTTCACCAAGGCATCGGTGAGCGGAACGGCCACTGGCGCTAACGCCATCTTCGAGAGATGTGCGATCCAGGCGAACGCCTCCATTGCGAATTGCAGGTTCGACAAGTGCGGCTTCAACACCCCTTCCGGGAGCCCGTTCGTTTCGAACGCCGCTGGGCAGTTCGTCTTCGTGGACTGCTTCTCTCTCGTGGCTGGAAGTGGAACGCCCTACTTCGATTTCACCGGAGAGGGAACCACGGTTGGCATCAATAACCGGAGATGGGCGGGCGGGTTCCACTGCACCATGGACTCCGACTGTGTTCTCTCGCACGAAGTTGTCGTTGGTGGTGGATGCACGATTATCACGGGTGGCGGTGACGCTGAAATCCGAGGTATCACTCGCAGCCTGACGGCGACAATGAGCGCGGCTGAAACCGTGCAATTCGATGGGATCACCGGACCCATAATCCTGAGCGGGACCACCACGGCGACGGTTAACCTGTACGGAGTGTCTTCCTCTCTTTCAGACACGACGAGCGCAGCAACGGTGAACGACCTCACGACCCGTGGACCCGACGTGGCTGCTATCCTCGTGGACACAGGAACTACCATCCCCACCACGCTTGGAACTCCGGCAGACACCGACATCGCTACTGACATCGCCAATGTGGATGCCAATGTGGACTCGATCTTGACGGACACAGCAGAGATCGGCGCCGCAGGAGCGGGACTCACCGATCTCGGCGGCATGTCCGTTGGCATGAAGGCGGAAGTCCAAGTGGAGGCGGATGACGCCCTTGTGGCGAACCATCTCGATCACTTCTTCAAGGTGGCCTTCAACGCCGCTGCGGAGCCGGGAGACGCTGACTCGTGGATCAACTTCGTCACGCAGGACAACGGTAGCGGAAAGCCGCAATTCACCGTGGACGCTCTCGAAAAGGGTCCATCGGGAGGAGCGGCATCAGACCGCTACGAGGTCATGGGCGATCTCGTTCAAGACGAAGGCGGCGCTGTCCGGTGGTGCGCGTGGTTGGAACACAACGGTCAGCCTCAGACCACAGCCACGAATTGCCGTACAGACTCTTGGCAGTTCAATGGTGACGGGACGATCACGACGCTCGGGACAGATCAGGATGTCGTCAATCCCGACGCGCACGGAACGTTCAATGGGTCGATCTCGCCAGCATTGGAGCCTGGGATCGAGTACAAGATGCGCATCATCATCGAATTTGACTCGACGGATTACGTCGGTTTCTTGCCGTTCAAGCTGCCCGTGAGAGCAACGAGTTGAGATGTGGAAACAACGGAGATCAGTGTCGTTCATCAAGTATCCCGGCTATCCGGGGTCTGGAAAGGGAATCGCCATGGCGAATAGCCTGAAATGGCCTGTAATTCAAGGCAACCAACCGGCGTTCCCCGGACGGCAAGTGACGATCCCCGCGTCCATCGCTTCCGGTGCGTCTCGCGCTCTCTTGGATCTCCGCGCCTTCTCTGCCGCCAAGAAGTCCGGACTCGACGTGTTCGGGCGGTACTCCATCGCTCAAATGCTCGACATGCTGTTCTTCGCCAACGGTAAGGACGCGGTGCAAATCTTCGATCCTGCCAATCAGACGGTGAAGAACCTTGGACTCGCCGCTCCTGCTGCTGCTCCGACGACTGCCGATCAGGGCACGGGGACGTTCGCCGGAACCTACACCTACGTCGTGCGGTGGATGAGACTCGCTACGGGTGAGTTCTCTGCTCCTTCGGACATCGACACCATAACCGCTGACGGAAGTTCTGAGTTCGTTCGGGTGACATGGACGGACCCGAGTATCGACGGTGCTGACAGGGCTCAGGTGTTCCGCTCCAAGACGGGGCTGATTGGGCCTCTGTACCTGATTGCCACGGTGGACATCACCACGGAACTCTTTGACGATGACACCGCAGATAACGACATCGACATCACGCTCATTCTACCGGCTCGTCCCGCTCCGGGCGGTTCGTCTTCGGTGCCCGTCTTCGACTTCATCGAGAGCTACAACGGGCGGCTGTGGGGAGTCAAGGACGACGATCTCTACTGGAGCGAAGCGAACTTCCCGTGGATGATTCCGGCCACGAACTTTGTCAAGGTGCAGCCCAACGACAGGGACAAGGTGACGGCTATCCGGCAGTCTTCCGGTGCGCTCTACATCTTCAAGCGCCGTCACACCTACGTCGTGTCCAACATCGAACTAGAGGCGGGGATCGCAGGGCAGGGGCAGCTACTTCTGCCGACTATCACGATGGTGGACAACGCCACCGGAGCAGCTTCCGAAGACTCCATCGTGAGTGCCGAGAACCGCCTCTACTTCATGTCCGGTGAAGGGAAGCTCTACGAACTCACGGGAGGAGCAGCAACCGAGATCGGGCCGAAACTCGAAGGGACGCTCAAGACTCTCTTCACCAAGAGACTTGCGGACGTTTCAGCAGGGTACGACGAAGCCAACCGCAAGGTGTGGTTCACGATGACTCAGGACGAGGACGTTCACAACAACCTGGGTATCGTCTTGGATCTCGCGTCTCCCGGTTGGTATCTGGACACTCGCCACATGGAAACCATCGGGCAATTGCAGGACGCCGATGGACGTGAACGGATGGTGTTCGGTGATCTGCTCGGCAACGTCTACCAGATGGGCTACGGCTATTCCTTCGGGGCTCTCTCAGGGACGCTCTACGGCACCGTCACCAGCGCCACGCGCAATACGCTGAAACACACAGGGGCGGTGTTCGCCATCGACGTAGCGGGGCTTCCTGTGACTTTGGTGGATAGCGACAACTTCGTGGTGGAGCGGAACACGATTGCTGCTCGGGACGGGGACGAGGATCTGACGATGCTCTACCCGTGGACCACGGTTCCTGACTCAAACTACACCTACCTGATTGGCTCCAATGCTCCGAGTTGGACCTACGGCTACACGGATCTTGGTTCGCCTTCGGTGTGGAAGCAGATCAAGACGATAGAGGTATCCTTCGATCCTTCGACGTGGAAGGGCGCGTTCTTCCTGAGTATTGACGAGGGAGCGGAGCGGTTTGCGGGGTATGTGGATTTCGCCAATACGCGGGGCAAGTACACGGTGCCAATCTTCCTTGGAGGGAACGAGTTGAAGGTGAGGGTGGAGGCTTTGGACGGAGGCCAGCCGTTCGGCATCCACGCTCTTGAGTTCGCTATTCAGACTTCAGGGCCGAACCTTTTATGAGCGGCATCGAAACCTACATGAAGCGGGAGCAGAACGCATCGTTGGCGGTGACGGTTCCTGTCACCATCGGCGTGTCGGATACCGTTCCGCTTCTAGCTGCTCCGCAGGGTGGGGCGACGTTACTCCGCATTCGCTTCATGCCGCCGATCACTTACGCTGTGGACGGTTCGAACTATTGGACGCTCTCGCTGATTGTGTACGACGCTGACGGGACAGAGAAGCGAACGATCACCTTGGACAATTGCGGGTTGAACGTGTTGCCGTTCACGAAGCACAAGACGATGACATGGCCGGTTGTCGGGCGTTTTGACGAGCGGATGGACGAGGGCGAGACGGTTGCCCTTCAGATTGACACTACCGGCTCGCCCGGTACGGATTACTTGGTGGTTCAACTGGATTACCTGCGAGCAGGGAGGTAGATCATGGCTTGGAGCATCGGCAGATGGCATCAGCACGAAAAGGGCCGGGTAGACAGGGCGATCAAGAAAGGCCCTGCCGCCATCCAGACGTTGATCGACGACTACGAAGCGCGGTATGAGAACAACGTCGGTGCGGGGGAATCCGATTGGGGAACGCTCCACGGGAACATGCTGTGGAATCTCTACAAGGCTGGAGGCCAAGGTCCGGGCGAGCCCTACGAGGGGCGGAACGACTACATCAAGAACGTCGTTGGGAGGGGTGGCGATCCGCTCGGTTACGGTGAGTGGAAGCCGGGACAGAAGGATGTCTACTTCGATGAGGAAACCGGCGAGTCGTCAGCAGAACCACCGGAAGGGTACGAAGGACCGGACCTGACGGAGCGGAAGCAGGATTGGCGGGAGATGAGTGCGCCTCCCAACTGGCTGAAATCCATGGCCTCCAAGGACGGCGGTGAGCTTCAGCTTCAGTTCATGGCGATGGAAAACGCCATGGCGGGGCGGGCGGCAGCCGTCGATCAACTCACGGGTTTCGATGAGGAGATGCAGGAGCAGATCGGACAGCCGGTAATCTCTCCCGAAGACGAGCAAGAGATGCTTGCCATGTCTTCCGGCACGATTGCTCAGGGGTACGAGAACCAACGTCTCGGGGCTACTCACGCCATGGGAATGCGGGGCATCGATCCCCGATCAGGCGTTAATCAGGAGTTGATGGCTTCGATGCGTTTCGGCGCTTTGGCTGAACAGGCGCAGACGGACATCGGAACACGGCTTCAGAACAAGCAAATCAACCGCGGTGCCTTGGAACGAGCGATTGGGCTCAGGACAGGTATTCAGGGTGGGATTGCAGACTTGATGGCGGGACAGCCGTTGGCTGCAACGTCCATGGCTGCGGCTTCATCCTCGATGGTTCACTCCGCGAATATGGCTGACTTGGCCTACGACATGGGCAAGCCGAAGGGCGTTCTCGGCTCCATGCAGGCGGGCGCTGTTCAGGGTTCTCAGGCAGCCGGTGGCGGAATCATGGGTATCGCTGGCGGCGCTATCAACGCTCCCATTAGCATGATTAATCGGTAAAGGAGTTCGATATGGTGATCTGGGGCGGAATGGCTGCTGGCGCTCTCAGCGGAGGGGGCGGCGGAATAGGCGACATGATCGGCGGGATCATCGGTGGCGGTGGGGGTGGAGCCCAAGCAACGGAACCAACCGCTCTCGCCCCGAGGCAAACTCCGCACTTCGGGACGATGATGCTCCAGGCATTTCTCGGTGGCGTTCCGGGCGTTGGTGGCAAGCGGAATACGCTCGCCGCAGGCAGTCTGGACATGCAACTCCAGTCGGGCATGATCACCGAAGGCGAATACTACAAGCTCAAATCGCTCGGGCACGAAGCGAAGTACAAGAACGAGCTGTGGACGAAGAACGCCGCCTACGAGGATTGGCTTAAGGGGACGGATGTTGGTGGTGGAGTTAGAGCGCGTCCGGTTGGACTGGGACCGTCACCGTTGAACGACGCTGAGAAGACGTATCTCAAGATCCCGACCTCGTGGCAAGTAAACGCTTCGAAGCAGATCGCCGCAATCATGGATCCCAAGAGCGGGCTGTCTGAGCCGGAGCAGATCCAAGCTCTCCATGACTCCGACGATCTGACGAGACAGTGGGCGGGCTTGCGCGTCTACTCCATGGAGGAGCGCAGGCAGCAGGAGGTGGGAAATCTCCGATGGGGGTGGGCGGAAGGAACCCTCAATCCGAAGCAGGAGGAGATGTATAAGAAGCTCACTGCCAAGCCGTTGACCGCTCACGATCAGATGACGAAGGATGAAGTTGATACTTGGTCGCACTGGAACGTGAACTGGCTCAAGTATCTCGACACCAACAACGTCATCGAGTCGGACCTGACGAAAGAGGAACTGAAGCACCATCGCCTCAAGGCGTTCGGCGGTGACTACGGCGCGGCGGTGATGTTCGACCACTACAACGGGAAGTACGGAGAGAAATTCACAGCTCGCAGCACAGAGAAGAAGCGAGACCAGTTTCAACTCGCCGTACTCCGGTTCCTGCCACAGATTGACGAGCACCCGACGCTCTCGCCGGAGCAGAAGATCACGCTCAAGCAGAAGATCGGCAGAGCCAGGAGCTATCCCGCGCTCAAGAACATCACGGGACCGAACGGCGAGCCCCTTGGCGACATCGCTTACGACGGCGTGAAGGTGGTAGAGAACGAGATATTCCTTGCCAATGCGGAGATGGCAGACGAGAAACTCCGACTCGACAGAGGGACCGCAAGGCTGAGGTACGACGACGCGAGGCAGGATTGGCTCGCCCGTGTAAGCCCCGAGGAGCAGCGCAAGATTGATTTGGACATCAAGGTTGCCGAGGAGCAGCGCGAGATCCAAGCCAGAAAGGATGTCGCCACATTCCTAGCGGATCTCAAGGCGCAGTATGCAGGTGGAGAACTCGCCGGGATCACCCCGGCAACCGGATCGACTATTGTCAATAAGATCTCAGAGTTGCTCATAGCTGACTCCAGAGCCAAGGATGACGGAGCACCAGCCGTCATCACTGATCCTGAAGACGTGGAGATGATGTACGACATACTGATGAAGGTGTTCAGTGACTATCAGGAGAAGATGAATGCCGCCGAAAACAAAGAGTAAGCCGCCGAAGGAACCCACCGATCAAGAAGCGATCAACGCCTACCTCGCCGTAGAGGTTTTAAACTTGGTGGCGACGGGTGGTGATAAGGAGCCTTCTTCAGCGCCGATGGACATGCCCGACATCCTGTGGGATGAACACAAAGAGGACGTTGCTCGCACCAAGAGTGGTGGCTACCCGAAGACAGCGGAAACCACAGGCACGCTCCTCGATCCGCTGACGGAATGGTTCACGACCCCGTGGAAGACGGCGCTGTTTGGTGGAGATGCAGGCGTGTTCGGTGGGGAGTCTAAGCGAGGAACACATGTGCCTGGACTGCTCACGTTCCCGCAAGAGACGGGAGAGGCCATCCCCGCCCCTTCGTTTGGAAAGACAGTGGAAGGCGACAACCTGTACGACTGGCTCAGTCGTCAAGGATTTCCACTACTGAGCAGAGATGAGCCGTCTCGGAAGATCGTCACCGACCCGATCATTGCCGGTTCCGTAGCAAAGGGAATGGCCGGTGCCTTGTTCAGAGAGACATCCGAAGCCGCTCTCGGCCAGTACGCTCGCAACGCCCTGCGGTGGGCAGCCAAGGAAGCCCTTCCGGCAGGGAAGACGGTTAACCCCGCAACGAAGCTGTTTGGACAGTGGAAGAAGGCACGCGAGGCATCCAAGGTTACGAAGTGGACGAAGTATTACGACAAGTTCGAGGACGCCATGTGGAAGGGGTCCGACAAGGCGTTTGGCCCTGAAGTTCAAGACTTTCTGAAGCACAACTTCCAGACGACTAGGGTGAAGTTCGGTTCGGGTCTTGCGGACGCCATGCTGGACATCAGATCGGTGCAGGCGCTAGCCAAGGTCAAGATGATGCCGGTGATCAAGCGAGTCCAAGCCATCACCTCTGACGCGGATCAACTCGCTCTCTCTCGGTATCTGCGACCTCGGGTGGTTGGCGGTGAGAAGGTTTGGCCGACGCACTTGTCGAAGAAGTTCACCGATGATGTCTACAAGGGCGGATACGAGGTTTTTGATCCCGACTTGAAGAAGTATTTCGACCGACACGTAGCCACCGTCGAGCGGAAGTCTGCTCAAGCCGTTGAACTCAACACGATGTCCAAGAACGTCCTCGAAGAGTACGGCGGTGACTGGTATCCGAGACGCTTCCAAAGCAAAGATTTCATCAACGAAGGCCACACGGTTTCGAAGAAGGCCATAGGGCCAGCCAAGGAACTGCACTTCGCCCGTGACGGTTACGGTGTGCGGGTGAAGATGTCCAAGGAGGAAGCGGACACGCTGCTGAAGGGGGTTGGAGAGAGCGAAGTGCAAGGTGAATTGTTGTTTCATGGTTCCCCAAGCGGGAAGCTCACTTCATTCGAACCAACACACCATACGCAAGTATGGGGACAAGGGATCGGCACATACGTCACTTCCTCAGAGGATGTGGCAAGGCTATATGCAAAGGGGCGCACAGCGCAGGGAGCGAGACTAGCAAGTGCGGCAGAAAAAGGAGACGTAACCGCATTTAGGGTAAAGGGTGGAGTCAAGCCAAAGATATTTGATCTTGAGGCCCCGGCAGACGTTGAGTTTTGGAAGAAGGCTTCCGAGACTGGCGGTGTTCCCTTTGATGATGTTATTTCCGCAACGAACAAGGAGACGAGAAAGAAGTTCATCCAGGCACACAGGAAGGCTCATGGGTTTGAGGATCCTGACGAGGCTAAATATGCCTTTGAAAGCATCCTCGATGATGCCGGAATTGACGCTACAAGACACGTCGAGTTGGAGAGCGCGACGGGCAAGTCGCATGAAGTGCTAATCATCAAGAATAAGCGTGCCTATGAGATTGTGGGCGACAAGGACATTCCATCCACCGGCTCCGCTGTCTCCAAGACGGATCTTGTGAAGGGACGCGCCGAACTGGACCCGATCTACTCAGGCGAGAAGTCCAACGTCTCGTTCGTGAAGTTCTCTCCTAAGCAGTACGGTGGCTCTGAAGAGGCGGCAGCCGCAGCAAGAGACGAGTTCACCAAGCGTGCAGTAAACGCCGGATACAAGCCCATTAAGAGCGGGGAAAGCATTTTCGTGAACCCGTTCACCGAGGCTGAACTTGCCGAGATGGGCGAGCTTACACAAGCGGCTCCAAATATGTTTGCGGCGATGGAATCGTTGGACATGCGGATCGCACAAGGGCGAGTATTCAGGGAGGTTGCGAAAGACTCGGAGTACGCCTTGGCCGTCGCAGAAGCCCAAGCCCAAGGCAAGGTGGCGGGTGGCGTTGCGGGGAAGGCAAACCTCGGATGGCGTCACATTCCAGACTCAACCAAGTGGGGCGATCTTGCCGGGATGTATGTTCGTCCTGACATCTACCGGGAACTGGTAACGATAGACCAGACGTTGCTCGGTCCAGGTAAGCGGATTTACCAGGATGTCGTTCGGAACGTGAAGTCCAGCTACACCATCTGGTCCTACCCGACCTTGGTTCGGAACTGGTTCTCCAACGCGATGACGGTAGCCACGGGCGGAAACACACCGCCTTGGATCGGTGGGCTCCACAACACGCCGCATTATTGGGAGGCTCTTTGGACCAAGAAGGGCAGCCCGATGCACCTAGAGTTCATCAAAAAAGGGGTGGATCGCGCTGGATTTGTCGAGACTGAACTCGACATGTTCAAGGCCGTGGTGAAATCAAAAGTCCCCATGTCTGAGAAGACAATCGCAGGGGACGTGAAGAACTTCCTCTCGCACCTTCCCTTCATGAAGAAGTCCGTTCTCACCAAGAGCAATCTAGCCAAGGCTCAGGGCAGGGTCTACGGTGCCGCCGACGTTTGGCACCGCAGGGCGATGTATCTCAAGGCCAGAAAGGTTTGGAAGTTCACCCCCGAAGAAACTATCGCCCATGTGAACAAGTACACCCAGAACTACCCCGAGATCGGGAACATCCCGAAGATGACTCGGGATATGCCGATGGGTGCGATGTTGGTTTCGTACCCGGTAGAGTCAATTCGGATGCTCAGAAACGGGATACGCGAGCATCCGCTCAGGACTGCCTTGGTGATGGGCGCACCGTTCCTTTGGAACCAAGGCCACAAGTACGCATCCGGCATGAGCGACGAGGAGTACGCAGGGCTCAAGAACGACAGCCCACTATCGGTCACCTACCCATTCCGAAACGAGAGGGGCAATTGGGAGCACATCGGTACAGAATACTGGCATCCTTACGGGTGGATGATGCCACCGTTTACCGGCGACAAGTACACCCGGCAGGAGGAGATGGAGTCTGGTTCGACTGGATGGGCTGGGAAAGTCTTCCGTGCTGCGAAGGTGATTAGGTCATTCGCATTCAATGAGCCTGTCTTCAACATCGCTGGCGGGGCCATTTCCGGGCACGATCTCTTCACGGGCCGTCCAATCCAACAGGAAGGGGAGAAGATCCTCCCGGCCTATACCGAGTGGTTTATGCAGGCCATGTTGCCATCTCAATTCCCCCCGTACGGTCGCAACTACCAAAGGCAGACCGACTACACAAAGGGGCTGAAGAGGTACGGTGGCAAGGAAATCACGCTAGGCGATACGGCCATGAAGACGGTGCTTGGGGTGGGGTTTGACGAGTACGATCCTGATCTTGAGCGCGAGCGGTGGAGATCGCAGGAGAATTGGGCAAAGAGGGAGATGGAGAAGCAGATCAATCGCATGCGCAAGCTATATGACGACGAGCGCATCCTGGAAGGCGAGTACAAAGAACGAGCATCCACTATCGCGGAGAAGTACGCCGTCTTCATCCGCGAGGGCAAGGAGCGAAAGCTGTTGTCTATGATCGTTCTTACCCAGCGCGACATGGAGGCTGGTAAGAAGGCACGCTACGACATCGGTGAGTTGAAGTTACTACTTGAAGAAGTCAGGGCAGGTAAGAACGCCCCTAGTGTCCAGCGCAAGATCGACGCTGGAAAGTAGATGCCGCACTTTTAGGAGAGTAGGGCATGGAACATTGGCGTGAAGCGCTTTCGATTTTTGGCCTACTCTTTGGGAGCGGAGCCGTGCTGAAATTGCTGCGGTACATCTCGAAGCATGATCGGATCCACGTGCAGATTGAAGAGAGATTGAAGCGCGGATCTGAAGAATTCGAAGAGAACAAGGAAGACCACGAACGGATTGAAGGAAAGTTGGATGTTCTTGGTATCGGGGTTCGCGAGTTGCTCGTTCACGAGGGCTTGCGGAAGCCGGGGCAGGGCATCAACGGTGAGGAATAGCGGTTTGACCGCAGGGGAAGTACGGCCTACACTGGTCGGGCTTAGGCTTCCCCGCTTTTCTAGGCCAGTGACCAGTTTGAGGTGAAACATGGACAATTGGGAGCACAGATCGAAGCACATGCGTTGCGTGTCGTGCATGTGGTTTGTTCCGAAGGACGCGCCTGCGGGCGATGGGCCTTCGGTGGTTAGCGACCTGGGCAGATGCAGGAGGAGATGCCCTACGATGAACGGATTCCCCGCTGTGTACCAGACTGACTGGTGTGGCGATCACAAGATTGATGAGGGGTATGCTGGAGGTGAGAGATGAGGATTACCAGTGGATTGCTAATCGTGTTGCTGATTAGTATCGTGGGTTGCACGACCAACCACAGCACGAAGACCCTGAACGTCCACCCGAGCGCCCTGACTCAGTTCCCGCCGGGAGTCACCGTGGAGTCCATGACGGTGATGGAGGATGGACAGGTACAGTACGAGATCATCCTTCCCGATGGCACGTATCAAACGGTAGTTGGGAGGGGCAACGTCGGCAACTTCACCGCGATCTTCAACCAGAACGACGGTACTGAGCAGAAGGCCGACGCCAAGGTGGACGCGAAGGTGGATGCCGACGTAAGCGTGGTGCCGGAATGATCCGCGAAAACGCATTCAGGTTCGCCCTGACCGTCCTTCTCATGGCCTTCGCCGTGTTCGTCTATTGGCGTACCGGCGCGGTGGATGAGTGGCTTGTGGGGCTCGTGGGCATGGCCGTGGGCAACACCTTCCGGCTGCAACCGGCGATACCGAAATGATGCTGCTCGACGGCGTCTACACACGCATCCAGAACGACCCGATCACCGTACCCGCCGCAGCAGATTTCGTGGTTTCTGACGGCGGGAACAGGATTGAATGGACGGACGGACGGACGTACCTGTGGGACGGCAATCAGTACGAGACCGACCCCTGCGGGCACGCCATCGTTTTCATCGAGAATGGCGACTATCTCGAAGTCCACACCAACCCGGTGAGCTACGCACGCGGCACTCTCGGCCCTGGCGTTCAATAGTCTTGACGTGGGCACGACGTTGCGCTAGCATGTGTACCGACGCCTTGGGATTAAGCCCCTCATGGCAAGCGGTACTGTTTAGTGGTAGCATGAGCCTTGGCCCGAGTCGCGTTACCGCGTGGCTCGGGCTTCTTCGTATGGTAGTCTGATAGCGGTATCAACCGGCTCTTCCTTCCCTAGCGTGGGGCGGTTCAATCGTGAGCCGCCCCTACCTTCCACACGACTTTCTCGGAATGTACTTGACGCGGGCATATACGTCGCGTACACTTCCCCCATGAGCAAGACACCGAAACGGCCTGACACGCTTCCGGCGCTTCTGCTTGCCGCTCGCAAGCGCCACGGCATGAGACAGTCGGACGCCGCTCAGATCATGGGGGTGACGGCTGCTACGGTATCGCGTTGGGAGTCTCGGCAACTCGGCTTTCACCCCGCCATGCGCGAGCGCGTAGAGAAGTGGGTAGCCTACTGGCTGGAAGGGAGCGAGCGATGACGAGGAAAGAGCAGCGCGAGATTGCCGAAGCCCTTGTGGATGATGACGAGTTTGCCTGCGATCTCTTCAACATGACAGAGAACGTTCGGTGGGGGCAGGTTATCAATAAGGCCGCACGCGCACGCGCCATCAAGCGGGCGATAGAGCTTATGTGGCCGAAGGTGACGTCATGACCCCCAAGCCCACCTACGGCCTGCTCGTCACCGGAACGTGCTGCCTGCTCGCGTGCGCTGTGGGAGTGGCGCGGATACTCTGGACGTTGGTTTTCTGACAGGGAGAGATGAGATGAAGTTCGAGGTTGCAGACGGAACCAACTGCCGCGAAGCCGATGCGGAAGTTGGGAGAACGATAGGTATCAGACAGGCGGAAGATGATGGGCTATGGGTTGCCGCGATGGAAGGCGATTGGGTAGACGGCGATCCGCGCAAACTAGCCACTCTCTTCGCCGCTGCGCCCGAATTGCTCGCCGTGGTGGAGATGGCGCAGATCGAAGCACTCACCCTAGAGCCGCGACTCACCGCCCCGTTCGCGGGAACCATGCGCATCCTGGCCGAACGCTGCAAGGAAGCCATCGCCAAAGCCACGGTGACGCCATGAGCACGAGCACGAAGGTAGAGACGAAGGTGAACCCCGTCTGCGGTGGGGATGAATTCACGCTGTACTTCCGTTCTTATGGCGGCCTGTCTGTCGAGACGACGGTGTGGCTGTCGCCTGCTGAGTTGAACCTGCTCGCGGCTCAGATCGAAGAGCAGCGTGCCGAATTCGCCTGCCAGGACTGCGGCGAGTTCCCGTGCGGATGCCGCAAATGAAAACTCACCGGGGGCACTCCATAAGTTGCCCGCAACGCCCGGAAGTACGGGGTGCCCCTACGAGACTTCTCCCTACACCGGATTGTGGGGCGAGTGGTTACCGGTGGCCTACCTACGGCTCGCCCCTGAAGGGAGAGAAGCGATGAGATTTCCAGACGTAACCGTGAACCTGACCGACATCGACGGCAACGCCTTTGTGATCTTGGGAACCGTCCAGCGGGCACTCAAGCGCGGCGGGGCTGACGCAGGTGAGATCAGGGAATTCATAACCGAAGCTCAGTCGGGCGACTACGACAACCTGCTTCGGACTGTCATGAAGTGGGTAGAGGTGTCCTGATGAGCTTGGACAACGAAGCCGATTACGCTTATGCGATGTTCGAACGGGTTGACGCCCAACTCGCGCACATGCTCACCCGCGCCGAGAGAGACGCGGAAGCGTTCCGGGCGCAGGAAGCCGTGATTGCGGGGCTTGTGGACGCTGCGGTGGACTTCTGCGAGAAGGTGGACAAGGGGTGGGCTCGAAGCGTGAACAGCTACCATTTTTTCAAGTCCGCCATCAAACTCGCCCGCAAGCCCGACGCCGACGTACTCAAGGTGACGCCGTGAAGTGCGCGATATGCGGTGGCGGGACGGATCTCACCGTGCTCTGCGATTATCACAGCCGGTGGGCAGACGACGCCGTAACCGAGCGCCGCGTGGACGAAGACGCGATCTCGGCTCATGACGATTTGCTGGTGGTGGTGATTGAGAGATCGGGGGCGGAAGAATGAGCGCACTCAAGGCATTCCTTCTTTCGACGGCATGCGTGAACGCCGTTCTTGCCGTAGCGGAGGACAAGTCTTTCATGGTTGCCGCTCATGTGGTGCTCATGTGGGTAGGGCTGTTCCTTGGTTTAGTGTGGGAGAAGCCCGATGAATAGCCACGACGACATCCGCCAAGAGCTTCACGACCGCGCCCTGATCACCGACGACGAATGGGCAGACGAGGACCGCCCCATTCTCAACCTGCGGACGCACCCGAGAATGGTGATCGGACACACCCAGGCGGGGGATTACTTCTACGCGGTACTCGAATGCGGGCACCGTACGCTGATTACGAAACACGCGGACCGACGCCCGGACATCGGGGCTACGCATTTCTGTCAGGATTGCAGGATGGGGAGGAAGTGATGACGCTCGCTGAGAAGCTCGTCGCGGTGGCCAAGGAACTCGACGCCATCGCCAAGGACAAGGAACACCCGCACTACAAGTACGTCAGCGCGGAAGCATTCATCAAGGCCGTCCGTGGTCCGCTCATGGCTCAAGGCATCATCATCATCCCGAGCGACTTCAAGGCGGAATGGTTGCCGCAGCAGAGCCCGAGCGGGAAGCCCGGCGTTGCCGCTCACCTTCACGCCGGATACACCATCACGGACGGGAAAGAGTCAATCCAGGCGTCTGTAGTGGGCGAAGGGTGGGATGGCTCGGGGGATAAGGCGAGCTATAAAGCCATGACAGGGGCACACAAGTACCTTCTGCGCATCCTGTTTAACATCCCGATGGTAGACGACCCTGAAGCATCGGGGGGCGGTTACGGGCGCTCTCAGGCCCCACCAGCGGGCAGTGAGCAACCACGCGGGCAGTCCAGGGGCAAGCTCAACTTCGAGATGACGGACGCGCCCCACTACAAGAGCGGCAAGCACGTCTTCGCTTCCGGCCCCAAACGTGAGATGTGGGACGGGTGGACGTGGAAGCAGATGGCCCTGATGCACGAAGCCCAACTCAACGCGGGGAACGCCACCATCGAAGCGGACCCCATCACCAACATGCTTTCGGAAGGGCAGGCGCAATACATCACGGGATGGAACCTTGAGCAAGCGCAAGAGATTGACCGCATGGCGAAGTTCAAGGTTGAGAACGAGCCCGCGAACTCTCAGCCGCCGGATGATGACATGAACCTTCAGGAATGTCCTTTCTGATGAAACGCCACCGCCCCAAAGATCACGCCGAGTGGGTTGCGGCAAGGGACGCGCAGCTTGCAAGGGAGCCCTACTGCGCGATGTGCGGGCGGGAAGCAACAGTGGTTCACCATCTACGCACCCACGGGATGTCAAAGCGGAACCATGCAGCGGACAACCTTCAATCTGCGTGCTTCTGGTGTCACCTTGAAGCACATAACCCACGAGATAAGGACTTTTGGCCGAAGGGAGAAGAAGAATGAAGCCGCCACTAGGCCACAGCGCCCAATGCCATCCCGGCTGCATGTGTCTTTGCTGCCAGGAAGCGCGGAAGCCAATCCCCGGATGCTCTGACTGCGGGAAGGATGAATGCGAGTGCCCGGCGCTCAAGGCATGCAACGTGTGTGGTGGCGTCTACCCCGAGGGCGAACACCGGCACGAAACGCTGGGCGAGTTAGTTGAGCGCGCCAAGCGCATGAAGGAGGTGGGATGTGAGTGACGCTCGATACACACCGTTTTACGGATGCGTAATGTGTGGCGAGGATGTCGGAACGCCCGCCGAGGAACTTCGGTTGCTTCCGAGTGGAGACATCATCTGCCGCAATTGTTACGAGCAGGACAACCCACCGGAAGCGGGCGAATGGGACAGCCTTCCCGCATTTGTGCCCGAGCTACGGGCCGAAGTCGAGCGGGTGACCGAGGACAGAGACGCAGCCCGAGAGTCTTGCGAGGGGGCGTTCCGTGGTGCCGAGTTGGTGCGGAAAAGGCTCACCGCCGCCGAGCAGCGCGCGTCGGAACTCGTGGGGCTGCTGGAGCGCGTGGACGTGGTGATGGACACTGCCGCGATACACGGAGCCGTGTGTATGATCCCACCCGAGTACCAACGGGGATGGGCCGAGCTTCATGCTGCCGTCGGCACCACTCTCGCCAAGAGCCCCGAGACTTGCCTGAAGTGCGGTGGAAGCGGCTTGGGCTACCCGATTACCGATGATCCGTGCCCCGCCTGCCATCCCAAGAGCGAGCCGGAATGCTACTGCACCTTCGATCCTGATAGCGGACAGGTGATCCAGGGCTGCGACGTATGCTACCCGCCTAAGAGTGAGCGTCCGCACGACGGCGAGCATGACTACCCGGAGGGGGAGTGATGAGGGAGATTGAGAAGCGGTTCCGCACCGATGATGGACGCGAGTTTGACACCCCAGGGTTAGCCGAGCGCCACGAAGCGATGGTGAAAGCCCAGGGCCACCTAGAGGACGCGCAGCGCCGCTTTCGCCGGGCATTTGTCGAGACGCTCGTGACGGCAGATGGCAAGCCATTCGACTTCGGCCAGTGGGCCTACTACCGCGTCCAGAACGGCTTCTCTGGCATTCCAACCGTGGGGCGAGTGTCTTTCGATCAGTGGCGGTTTGAGTATCGGGCGGAGAACGGAGAGACGAACCTGCTCGCGTGGCACGAGAAGGAGCGCAAGTTCTTCTCCTACCCGATCAGCGAACTCTACGCCGTTGAGCGCAATGCACAGATGAACTGCTTGGCCTTGGCAAAGGAACGAATTCGTGACTTCGTGGAGGATGTTGCGGAAATGGCCCGTCGATTCAAGATCCAAGAGGAGCCCCAATGAGCGCCCCGAGCAAGGCGAGTCTGGATACGAACATTGACGGCGACCGCCAGGAAGCGTAGGATTAGGCTATGGCAACGTGGATACTTCCGAACCTACCAAGACGCCCCCTGACCCGGCAGTCCCTGTCTGCGTTGCCAGCGCCCTCGGGACAAGACCAGTCGGGGGGTGTTTTTGTAGGCTCAGGAGGAGGGCGCGATGGGGCGAAAGCCTTGGCGCAAACTATGGCAGGATAAACTCCGCTCATCTCCGAAGTGGACACGCCTTCGGATGGCGGACAAAGGCTTCTGGTTCGAATGCTTCCAGATGGCCCAAGAAGACGGGGCCATGATGTTACGCCCCAACAAACCACTCACCCCCCGCGACCTAGCCTATGAGTTCCGCACCCGAGAATGCACCGTCCAAGGATGGATGGACGCGCTCGTCAACGCCGGTTTAGCAGAGCAGAATGACGGCGTGTTTTCGCTCACCGGTATGACAACGCTCCTACAGGTGTACCACAAGCGCCCTACAGGTGTAGCCCAACACGACGACATTCCGACAGGCGAAGACAGTGAGAGTAACGACTTACCGCAGAATAAACGCGCCCCTAAAGAGGGAGAAGAGAAGAAGAGAGAGAGAAAGAAGAAAAAACCCCCTAAATCCCCCAAGGGGGACTACTCGGTTTCCTTTGAGAAGTGGTGGCCTGAGTTCCCGCCCCGTCCCGGCGGAAACCGTGGATCAAAAAGCAAGGCGTTCGCCAAGTGGAAGGAAGATGGGCTTGGCCCCCGTCTCGACGAAATGCTTTCCATCCTTGAAGCCTTCAAAGACTGCCGGGAATGGCAAAAAGGCTACAGCCCGAACGTGAATACCTATCTCAACCAACGTCTCTACGAAGATCCGCCGTCGAACGGACGCCCCAAGCCCAAAGCCCACCCACGCACATGGCCCGTTGGAGCCGAACCGCACGGAAAGAAAGCAGGCGACGAATGGACGAACAAGCAGGGCGCGACGTACCGGATCAATCAGGACTGGATTTGGCAGATCAGGACGCCCCAAAGCGATTGGGTGAAGGCGGAGAGATGAAGGCAATCTTCCAACGCTTCGCGGACAAGTACGATCCCGAGAAAGATCCTCGCATTCACGGCGACAAGGAAGGCGAGTACGTCAAGATCGAATGCCCCCTCTGCGAAGACGAAGGCATCGTCTACTACAGCCGCGTCGATCCTGACGGCGTGCGGTATTGGTTCGTGGCCCGCTGTTCCTGCCCTGCCGTTGCCCTTCCACCCGTCTACCGAATCTGTGTTGCGAAAGAGAAGTATCAGGACAGCAAAGATATTCCGCGCTGGAACCAAGTGATGACGCGCAAGGGGCAGAGCAAACTCCTCACGACGCAGGACATCATCTGCGTTCGGCTGCAACCGTTCGCAATGGAAACCGGGGTGCTTCCATATCCGATGCTTGAGCCCTTGCGCATCTTCTACCGGAAACGCCCTGAGCCTGACTCGCTGGAATACGACAGGGCGCAGAACCAGGCCAGAGCGGACGGCGAAGCAGGCAGGAAACCGGAAGACGAAGACAGGCTGAAGAGGGCAGGACTTCTTGAGCAGGGCGGTGAGCCGAATTACGAGTTGCCGCTATGAACGCCGACGCCCCTGGAGGGTGGCGGTTTAGGGAAGGGGTTTAGAGATGCGGTTGCTGGACTTGTTCTGCGGGGCAGGTGGCGCGGCAATGGGTTACCACCGGGCGGGGTTCGAAGTCGTGGGAGTGGATCTCGCGCCGCAGCCGCGCTACCCGTTCGAATTCCACCAAGCCGACGCGCTGGAGTATCCGCTGGACGGGTTTGACGTGGTTCATGCCAGCCCCCCGTGTCAGACGTTCACGCGAGCGAAGCATTTACGACGAGCTCAGGGGAAAGAATGCTCTTCCATAGATTGCCTTGGGAGCACGCGAGACTGCCTTCGGCGTTTTGGTATTCCCTACATCATCGAGAACGTGCCCGGCGCACCGATGTCAGGGATTGTCCTTTGCGGCACGATGTTTGGCCTTGCCGTCCGGCGTCACCGCATATTTGAGACGAGCCCCGCCATTCTCGCGCCTGAGTGCAACCACGCCGCTCAAGGCCGTCCGATAGGCGTCTATCACCGGATGAAGGACGAGATTCCCCACGGCGGAAGGACGGCGCGAACTCTCGATGAAGCGCAGAAGGCAATGGGGATTAACTGGATGACGTGGAACGAGCTCAAGGAAGCCATCCCCCCCGCGTACACCGAATACATCGGGAAGCAACTCATGAACACACTCACCGGAGATCACCATGAATGACACCGAGCGAGAGCGGATTGTGCGGGAAGCGGTGGACGGCGAGAACATCGAGTTCGATCCGAAGGGGTGGGCGGGCGAAGCCACGGGCTCGTCCTACTCTCGGCGTTTCTTCGAAGCACTCGTGCATCGTGCATTGAGCATGGCCGTCCCTGCTGACTCTGTAGTGGTCAAGCGCGAACATTTGGAAAAGATACGGCGGGCGGGTTCTTGCAGGCGATTATGGGGAACGTGTCCATCCTGTGATGCAAGCGCAAGTCAAAACCACGCTCCCGACTGCTGGCTGGCTACCGCTCTAGGGGGTGCGTCTTGACGAACTGGATGCGCCAATTCCGCAGCCACGATTACAAGCGCACGGCAGCAGCCAAGGCAGCGGCGGAAGAAGCCGAAAGGCGGTTGGGACGGTGAGCGAAGACGGTTGGGCGACTAAGCGCATAGGGCCGATGAGATGCAAACGCGGCATCTACCACGCTAACTACGTCTGCGATTGCGTCGATTGGGCGGAAGAGATGGCAAAGAACCTTCCCGCCAACGTCCGCCGCGCAGCTATAGAAGAGTGCCTCGCGGTGGTGGACGATTACGCCGCCCGCGCCAACGTCAAGGGGCTGCACGTTCAGAACGACACGGCGCGATTTCTAGCCGACGCTCTCCGGGCTCTGTTGGGTGACGAGTCGTGAAGTTCACCATCCCCACCGAGCCGGTTCCGAAGCTGCGGCCCCGAGTCGTCCGGCAGGGCGGTTTCCCCCGCGCCTTCACTCCGCAGAAGACGCTCGACTTCGAAGCAACCGTCAAGATAGCCGCTCTCGCTGCCGGAATGGTGCCTTGCTTAGGCCCTATCGTTATTCGGGCGGAATTCTACCACCGGCTACCAAAAGCCAAGGAACGCAAGCGCAGGCCCATTGGCGAGCAACCGAAACCGACAAAACCCGATTTGGATAACCTGCTCAAGAGTTTGCTCGACGGCATGGAAGGCGTCTGCTTCGATCACGACTCGGCGGTAGTGCGGATAAACGCGGGGAAGTGGTGGGCTGCTCAGGGTGACGAACCGCGCATCGACGTTGAGATTGAGCAGCTATGATCCGCATACAGGTATTCCACGCTCACCACTGGCGAGTAACCACGAAAGCGGGCACGGACGTTGAGTTGAGACGTTTCGGTTCCGACTCGTGGGCAGTAGGCAGGATAGACGCGACGGACTTTGAAATGGTTGCAGCGAAACTCAGATGTTTGGAAGGGAAGGTGACACGATGAAGATGGTAAGCGGGAAATGGTTTGTGGCGTGGTTCGTATTTGTTGGGGCGCTCTCACTTGGCTTTCTCGGCTTGATTGCGTGGGCGATTATCCGCATCGTTGGGGCGTTGACGTGAGTGACTTAACGAAATGCCCCGGTGCCATGCGCCCCATCTGCATCAACTGTGCCCGTCGGATTGTGCTTCCGCCGTCCAGTGGCAAGGGATGGATGACGCCACCAATCCGCGACGACGACTCGTGTGAGTTCTTTGTGAAAGGGGAAGCGCGATGAAGCACATTGTATGGTCACTGATTGGCGCGGCGTCGTGGGCTGCGTACCCGCACCTGCCGGGCGCATGGAAGTTGGCAGCGTGTATTGGTTTTGGGGCTTGGTGTGGGTGGCTTGGCGCGTATCAGATGCAATTCGAGTCGGAAATCAGTTACCTTCGCGGCTCGCTTGTGGCCCTAGCGCGGCGGAAAGTGGAAGACGATGACTGACGCCGAGAAGCAGTGGATTATGATGCACCACGTAAATGCGTGCATGGCGATGCTGCTGGATGATTGGGAACAACAGTCCGCAATTGAGAGCGCCATCACAGGTGCGGTGGAAGAAGCCATCCCTAAGGGTAGCGTAGTGGTGACGGTGGAACAGTTGCGGGACGTTGAGCGCGTGCATGACAACGCCAACATGCCATCGTGGTGCTGCGCGGCGTGCGGAGCGAACAAGTCACATTATCCGGGCTGTTGGCTCGCCATCGCTATAGGTGCTGAATGAAGCCGCTCCAGGGGGGAAGCTGATGAGATATTCCAGATGGATGGTCTTCTTCATATTTCTAACGGGCCTGTTCATCGGTTCGTTCCTGACGAGTTGGTTCTTTCTGATGAAGGAACTGAAGTGGGGAGGGTAAGACATGGAAGTGACGACTGAGAGCCTAGAAGCGGCGCGAGCGTGGTTCTACGCAAACACGCAGGAAACGCTCGACGCGCCACATATCCGCGAAGTCATCAAGTCTCTCGCCACCTTCCGAGATGACGCTATTCCCGATGGTGCCGAACTCGTTCCGTCTGACGTCCTAGAAACCATTCTAGAGCAGGCGTTGGACGATGTGTGGCTAGGCGACGACAAGGCTTACCAGTGGGCGATGCAGCGGACGGCAGGTGACTCATGACGCCGGAGGAACTAGAACGCCGCGCAACGCCGATTTTGCCCCTGATTGAAGACGATCTAGACGCCTTGGAAGAACATGGGTGCATCGTCGTCGTGGAACGCGAGCGGGCAATCTGCATTCTAGCCGGACAGATGCTTGCGTTTCTAGACAAGCGGCACAAATTGCCGAAGGGGGTTGTGAGATGAACAACGCATGCAGGCCGTCCGAAGAAGGAATGCGCCGATACAGGACGCGCTATTTCAAACGCGGGCGGCGTGTGATGAGTAGGCCCGACGCAGAAGCAATCGTGGATCAAGTGGCGGCCCAAATCATCAACGACATAATCGTCGAGCGGCTTGAGTTGGGGGTTGCGTTTGATATCGAGGACATAACCGACGCGTCCATTGAGAAAGATATGAGAATTACAATGTCGGAAGTGGCGGCAATTGTGGACAGGATGCTTAAAGAGGGGCTACTGAAGGAGGGTGACGATGGATAGCGTGAACGACGGCTGCCGGTTCTGCTCAGGACGCGGAACGGGTGCGCAAGTGAGCGTGCCTGAAGGAATTGTGGGATGTCCCGAATGCCGCCGAGTTCGCGCCCTGCTCAAAGACGAGCGGGAACGGGTGTTGAAGGTGGTAGTCGGCCACGCAGAGTATTGTCGAGAGCGGGACAACGTAGAAGGTGCGTGGGTGCTAGAGTGCGCGGCTGAGAAGATCAAGGAACTGCCATGAAGCCCCGCAGGCTCGCCCACGGCTCAGAAGGTGGCGTAATGCGCTGTTGCACGCCGTCAGAAGCCATGATTGAACCGAGCATCCGATCAGGCCGGCGCACCGAAGCGGGAACGAAGTACGGCCCTAAGCGCGAACTCAATCCAGACGAATGCCTGATGGATGGGTGCAAGCGGAAGCCGAAAGATGGTGACGCTCTCTGCCGTGGATGCGCCAAGCAGTACCGCCGAGAATGTCAGATTTGCGGCCACAAGATCAGCGACGAAGCCGACAGGAAGACGAACGGCAAACTCTGTATGAAATGCCACTATCGGCACACCAAGCCCGGCAAGAACGAACGGGCGCAACTAGCGAGGTACAAGCGAATGGCAGAGAAAATTAAGAGGGAGCGGCCATGAAACTGCGAGCTATCGAAGACATCGACGCGGACGTTGAAGCCGGGGGAGTTCACGCGGTAGCTGCTCTCTTCAAGGACGAGCCTGAGGTTCTATATCGCTACGCTCGAAAGTCTCCGGGGCCTATCGTGGAGATTGGAACCTATGCCGGCGGGGGAACCTGCCTCCTGGCGAAAGCGAGCCGAGACGGTTGCGGAGAGTTGGTGTACGCCATCGACAGGCACGAATCCACTGCCCCACACACTGAGGGTTCAGCCGCCACGCCGTACAAGCTGACTGATTGGAAGCGATTCATGCTGGAGGTGATTTCAGCGGAAGCCTACGACTTGATTCGTCCGGTGGGACTCTGGAGCCACGAGGCGGTCCCCGCATTCCAGACGACTCAGTTGGGCCTCGTATTCATCGACGGTGCCCACGTTTTCCGAGCCGTCACTCAGGATCTCAAGGATTGGGCACCGTTGGTTCATCCGGAGGGGTGGATTATCACCCACGACCTCCAAATCCCCGGTGTCCGGAAAGCCGTCGAGCAGTGGCTAGGATCGGCGGATTGTGCTTTCGAGATCATCGAAACGGCCGGTTCTCTTGCTGTGTTCGCCCGGAAGCACCGCTAGAAACGCCAGAACAGCCCCTTCCTTGCGTTTCGGCTCCCCGGAGGCGCGTTGATACCTCCGGGGGGGTGGACGGCTGCTAGGCGTGTTGTGGTAGCGACTCCACGGCGATAAGCGCCTCGCTTACAGCGTCTTCCGAGAGCCATCCGAGCACATCGTCCGTGATTGGGGTGCTGTAGCAGAGTCCGCCGGTGTCGGTTACGGCTAGCTCGTACTTCCCCTGCTTCCCGCCGTAGCTGAACGAGTGCCGAACCACGCTCACCCCGTAGCCGTTCGGGAAGGTGTGTTCCGCCTGTATCCCTCCAACGTCGTCCGAAAACACCTTGAACGCCAAGTCTCTGAACGTCATTTTGCTTCTCCCGTTTTGATGAAATGGAGCACGTTAGGGATGTTCCGGAGGCCGATGTTACGAGTTCCGGCCTCCCACCTTCCTACGCTCAACGTCGTAATCCCCAGGATCACGGCTAGTTCGGCTTGGGTGATACCGCGTTTCCTGCGGGCACGTTTCAGGCGAGTGATTAGCGGGACGGGCATTATTCCTCCGGATAAGCGTTACCAGTAAGCCAGAAACCCCGACTCGCGCCGTACTTCCATTCGATAGCATGGCGCAAACGATAAGGCGGATGGTCGCTCCCGAGCGGGAAATGGTACTCCCCACACAGGAGCAAGCCTGCCGCCTTGAGTGCCTCCCTAGCGGGTTCCGGCGGGTTTGGCAACCGGACGCTCATACCTGTTCCGACATAGCTCACAATCGAGCATCCGGCATCCTCAACGGCGGTTCTGTACCGCATTCGAACATCGTGAGGAAGGGTGGCGAAATCTCTCATGGCTTCACTTCGTAGTGCGCCGTCTTGTCCACGTCGGACATATACCCGTTCACCATGTTCAGGCACACCTTCGAGCAGACGGTGAACGCGGGGGAGGCATAGATTATATCTCCCGCCTCATGGGGCGAATTGCAGTTCAGGCATCCACCGTCAGTCCGGGCGGTTACAAGCCGGAACCCCTTGTCGGTTTCGTACTGAGTCATGGCAGCATCCCTCCCATTTCGACTTCCTGAAGCATCGCTCGTAGGTTATTGTGGCACTTGACGGCAAGCTTTTCGTATTCGGCTACGGGTTTCCCGTCCAGCCCCGCACCGATAGCGATTTCACGGCAACGGGCCGCAAATGGTTTCTTCAAGCCACGACGCGCCAACCGTATCGGCAAGCACCTCGAAAGCAGAGGCGCGGAGTCTAATTTGCCCTCAAAGAGGCTCTCTTGAGCCTCGGACGTGGTGGTAAACACTACCGTTACCCATTCAGGCAAACGCTCCAGAATGGTTAGCAGACGGGCAATAACGGCAGGTTTGAGGCGATGCGCCTCATCCACGATCCAAGCGATTCCCTTTCCCAAAGGACGAAAACGGCAGCCTGCCTCCATTTCCGTTAGTTCAGCCATTCCGAGACGTTCACCATCGGTTTCGTAGGTAGCCCAATCGGCAGCAACCTTCGAGGCTATGATGCGGGCAATCGTCGTCTTACCCGTTCCACTGCTTCCGGTAATCCAGTAGGCTCTACCTCCCAAGGACAGACGGGAAAGCACGGTGCAGGCTCGCTCCTGGCCTACGATGTCCGAGAAATTGGTGGGACGGTGGGTTTCATAGAGGTTCATTCGGGCACCTCGTAGAACGACGGGCTCCAGATAGGGTCAACGCAAACCGCACCGGTACGCTCGCGCCATGCCTTGAACTCATCAAGTACAGGCTTGAACGGGCATCCCTCACACTGCTCCCCGCACTTGTCGCAGTAGGCTGAAGTGCAGCAGCTAGGGTATCTGCGTCTCATCAAAACACCTCCCAATCACACCCGATAGCGTATCCCGTCCAAGTTATCCCCTTCTTCCATGCAGCCACCAAATCAGCAGCACAAGCGTCGTCAGGGACAATCTTGTAGACCTCCGACAGCCGACGATCATGCGGCATGATGCGTACGGTTTTGAGGCCGGTGCATTCGTTCACGGGGTTCATTGCTCACCGAAGCAAAAGAACGAGGCGAACGAAACCAAGGCGGTAGTTTCATCGGCTGAGAGGTTGATAGCCTCCCAAGGTTGAAACCAATCCTGCCCTTCGATGCGAGCGGACTCAGGCTGAGAGAATTCGTCCAAATCCCCCACGATCTGTACCGCAGGACCGCCCGTGGACAAGAGCAACCGGAAGAACGCAGGCTTCACGTCTTCCTGCCAAGGTGCCTCCCATGCCGTCCGAACCTCAACGCTCAAAGGCATCTCTTCGATAGCCTCGGTAATCATCTCCCCCCGCGTCCAATCGGAACGCTCCTGAGTCTTCCCGTAAATCCGCACCAGCCGGACAATATCGTCCAGCTTCGAGCGAGCCTGCGACAAGCCGCCATTCTCAGTCTTCATCGTCAATCTCCCTGCCGTACCTACACGGCTAACTAACCATCCACAATCTATCCCACACCCACCCCACAGTCAAACGCTAATTCCAAACTTTTCACTCGCATCATCGCAAACCGCCGATAGCCTGAGACTTACGATGAATCAAAAATCCGCAACCGCCACTATCGAAGCAGGCGTATCAGGTATCGGAACCAAATTCGGATTAAGCTATCCGGATACCGTATTCGTATGCCTAGTGACGCTAGGTATCACCGCTAAGGACGCATATCTAGCCACTAGGCCACACGTTAAGCCAAATTCAGCCGCAGTTATGGGATGCAACCTTCATGGCAGGCTGCGTAACACCATCTCCGCGATGTCCTTCAGGGACGCTATCGAAGCCCTTGGTGACACTGTCCCGGTGAGCCTAGCGCTGACATCCGAGGACGAGAACATCCGGCTAGCCGCTGCACGCGAGATCAACAAGCTATCCGGACGTTATGAACGCGCCGCGACTGTCTCGGACATGGCTGCACTCATGGGCGCGATGTCGATGCCTAATCAAGCGTCGAATACGGGTACATCGGACGATGAATTCGTGGACGAACTAGCGGAAACCGTGGACCTCACACGCCCAGGTGACGCAAGCTAGCACCCCTGGGGAGGAGGTACCGGGGTGGGCAGTACTTATATAGCTAAGCGCCGCGTAATCTTGGTGGTTTTTGGGGAAGTCGTCTGTAACGGGGTTGTCCACCGAGCCGAGTCGATAGCATTTCGAGATTGAGCGTAGCGATGCGATGAAATGGCTGAGACGTTGGCGAAGCTCAGGCTCTCAATCCAGTTGTATGTATGCGAGCTTCTTTGACGAGAGACGGCGTAACGCCTTGCTCGCTTTGCTCGCTCGTCGTGAGATGCCCCAACCCCCCAACCCCCCTTCCCCGGAGATTGTAGGGATATTTTTTGGTGTGTCCAGCTAAATCTTTGGTTCGATTTGACTTTGTTGGATTCGTGGGATAGGCTTTGGTTTGAAAGGAGGCTGAGATGCCGAGAGAGTTTGAGGTTGGCGATTTGGTGCGTTTGGTCTCGGGCAGTCCGTTGCTGACGGTGACGGAGGCGCATCCCGTTGGAATTCCCCATGTTGGCGTTGAGTGGATGGTAGATGGGGAGGTGCGCACCCATGTTTTCCCTGTTGTGGCTCTCCGTTTGGATGAGGAGGTGAGCGATGCCTGAGATACCGGAGTATATGCGTTGTAATCGGTGCGTTTGGTATGAGCCGATCGCTCTGGGGGATGCCTGTTTTTACGAGGATGGGCATGGGGAGTGTTCGTCCAATTACTCGACGCCGAAGTACAGGCTGTCTACTAGTTGTGAGGCCGATGGTTCCTGTGGGATGTTTGCTTCATCTTGGCCGAAGGAGAACAAAGATGCCTGAGGAGCGCAGAGAGATAGTTCGTGAGGAGTTGCCTGCTGAGTTGGAGGCGGAGCTACCCCCGGTGCCGAATCCTGAGCCTGAGCACCCACCTGTTGAGCCTGACCCGTCTCTGTCTGGCACAGAGGAGCGGAGCGGTACGGTTCAGTCTCCGTCTCTTGACGCTTCTGGTGTCATTCGTCCCTGCAAAGTCTGCGGGGTGAGCCTGGAGGGTGAGCATCCCCGGCGTGAAACCTGCAAACCGTGTCAGGCTGACAAGCAGAAGCAGCGGAACGTGGAGTTTGCGGCCAAGGAGGAAGCGTTACCGGAGGATGAGCGGGCCGGGGCTTTGGGGTTCGTGATGCCGGTTTTGGTGATTGTGGAGGGTGAGAACCCGGACATTACAGGGTGGGTGGTGTCGATCTACAAGCTGATGAAGCACCATTTCGGGCTATCCAAGAACGGGATTTCGGCTGTTCTGGACTCGTTTCGGGTTGGTGCCCCGCTGAGTGTGGCGGTGGGGTTGTACGCTGAGATGGTGGAACAGTTGTCCGGGCTGGAGTTCGCCGATGAGGCTACCAAGATCGGGCTGATTTGCGCTGCCCTGGAGAAGTGCCTTGGGAAAGACATTGCGCAGAAGTGGAAGGCGTTTTGAGATGAGCGACAGAGCGATACTCCGGCTGACTCAGGAAGTTGACGCCTGCCTGATTGACTTGGAGGCGCAAGACGCTTTGACCGAGTCGTTTCTGTCCGACATCGACACTCTCCGCGCTGCTCTGGAGAAATCCCAAGCACAAGTCATGGAACTCACCACCAAGCTGAAGGAGGCTCAAACCATTCTGGACAATCACATGATTGCTCTTGGCAAGGGCTTTCAGACGGGCGAGGCTGCTGAAATTATCAAGGCGGCGCAGGACGAGGTTCAAAAGCAGGAAGCCAAGTCCGACGACGAGCTTCTGATGGAACGCAACGTCGCTCTGGGCTACGTCGATGGCGTCATCAAGAAACAGGACGCGGACGTGGAGCCTCCGTTCGTCAGTGGGGATGAGCAATAATGTTGGCTCAACCCCTGAAGCTCGAAACTCCGCGCTCGGTAGAGGTCGTGCAAGTGGTGAGGGTCGTCGCCGCTCGTGGACACGGAAACGCGAACGATCCGATCCGCGAGGTGACGCAATACTGGTCGCCCGATGGCAAGCTCCTTGCTGAGTATGACTCGGAAGTCGTGCGGTACGAGGCGTGAAATCCCTCGCGGTGATTACGCTGGATTCCGTCCGCTTCGATCAGATCATCGCCGCCAACACCCCCTTCCTCGACTCTCTCGGCAAAATCTACCCTGCTCGTTCTCACGCCGATTCCACTTTCCCATCCCACATGGCACTGCTCTCCGGAAACCTCAACTGGCCGGATTTCATCTCCAACAAGTCCATGCTCAAACCACCGTGGATGCCGTCATGGTTCAAGAGCAAGGGCTACACCACCATCTGTGCCGCCGCCCTGCCCTGGATTCGCAAGGAGTTCTTCGGTAAGGACTTCATGCACTTCTTCGAGCAACCGCTCTCAGCAGACGGCTCCATGATGCCGCTCCCACAGATGCTCCGAGATGTCGATTGGGTGGCTCAGGAGCCGAACTTCCTGTGCATGAACATCGGGGAGTCGCACTTTCCCTACGATCCCGACATGAAGAACGCCTCACGCCAACTGATGCTCGACGACATGATCAACAACCCGAAGCAAATCCACCCCAAGATGGGCGAGGCCATGAAATCCGATCAGCGAGAGACAATCTCGTGGGTGGACGCTCGTCTCGGCAGATTCTTCCAGGAGCGGGAAGACTGGATTGTGTTCATAACCGCAGATCACGGTGAAATGTTCGGGGAGCATGGACTCTGGATTCACGGGCACGGGTGTTTCGAGGAAGAGGTCAACGTCTTCGCGGTCTGCAACGATTGGGATGCGCTGATTACGGGGGATTTCGAGTGACAGTCACCAAGACACAGCGGTTCGGGATGGCATATTTCGGGCGTCCGTGGGTGGTGGTGGTCCGCACCGGCAACAACAAGGCTACTCACCGCTTCAAGACGGAGCCCGAAGCAGACACCTTCATCGCTGAACTCTGATGGTGAAAAAGTACGACAAGAGAATCACGGATACCATCAAATTGTGCAGACAAGCCCCTTGGCTTGTTTTCATCCCCAAGTACCGAGGCAACGTTGCCGTCCTCGACATTGCGGGAGTTTCTGAGAAGCGCAAGACGGGTGTCCCCCGATACCTCACCGCGCCTCAGCAAGAGTTCATGTCGTCTCAGGCTGACGAGCGGTGGTTTGTGGGCTCCAACCGCTCTGGAAAAACGTTTGGTGGTGCGTTGGAGACGGCCTTTTGGGCGAACGGCATCCACCCTTTCAGGCAAGTCCCTGAACCACCAAACCTCATCTGGGCTGGCTTCCCCGACTTCAAGAACCACGGACGCCCCATTACCGTTCCACTGCTCAAGTGGGCTTTGGGCAAGCTCGACGTGGAATACCAGAGAGCAGCAGACAAATTCATCGTCACAGCCGCTAATGGTGCAGAGTCCATCATCTACCTGAAGTCCTACGACTCCGGTGCGGACAAGTGGCAAGGTGACGCCCCCGATCTGATCTGGTTTGACGAAGTTCCCCAGGATCAGGGCATTTACGACGAAGCCTGTATGCGGATTGGGGAAGAAGAAGCCCTGAACATCATCGGCACCATGACGCCGCTGAACCAATGCGCCTGGCTCTACTCCGACGTGTACGAGCCTTGGGTGGACGCCAACAAGCCCAAGGACATGATCTTCATCAACGCGGACATCTACTCAAACCCCCACCTCTCGAAGGCTGCGGTAAAGAAGGCCGAGACAAAATACGCAAATGATCCTGATCAGGCAAAAGTCAGGCTCAAAGGAGAGTGGGCACACATCGCCGGGCGGATCTACCCGATGCTCTCCGCACTGGTCCACATCATTCCCGACTTCGAGATCCCTGGCGTACATCGGGCCGTGAAAGATGGGGAGGAACCGTGGACTCTCTACCGCGCTATCGACGTTGGCATCCGCAACAATTCCGTCGTGCTGTGGATAGCCGTTTCCCCCGATGGATTGTGCTACATTTATCGAGAGCTTTGCAAGTCCGACACCAGCATACCCACCATGTGTACCATCGCGCTCGCCATGGAAACCGCCCACGAGAAGGCCACCGGATTTGTCTACAGCGTTATCGACCCCTCCTCAACCCAACGCGATCCGGCGACTGGCTTCGCTAGGGTTGACACCTACGCCACCAACGGAATCACCTGTATCACCGGCAACAACAAGTTCGTGCACGGAACAGGCAGGATGAAGGATGCTTTCGCCTTCAAGCGGGAAGAGAGCACCGGGATTTTGGTATCGCCCCCGAAGTATCGCTTCTTCAAGACGTGTCCGATAACGTGGAAAGAGCATCGACGGTACGCTTATGCGGCGGCGGCAGGATCGTCCGTGGTGGATCCCAGAGAAAGTGCGCTGAAAAAGGACGATCATTGCTGCGACGCGATTCGTTATTTGGAGGCCACCAACCAAGGCCCCTTGTTCCGCACTCAGGAACCGGACGAATACGAATTCGCGGATGCTCAGTATACGGAAGACGAGACAACGGGCTACTGACGTGGTATAGTGTTAGCGTGATGGCTACCGGACACGAAACCAATGCCCCTGCCCTGAGCGGAAATCCCTTCCGGTTTCCATCACGCGCTCTCGGTGGGGGCTCTTTGATTCTGGAGGAAATATGACGAACGAACTTCTCACGAAGGATGAAGCAGATCGAATGCTCTCCTTGGAGAGTGCCATCGAGCAAGGCGTTAAGACGTTCGTTGAGGTGGGTGCCGCCCTGATGGAGATCAGGGAGTCCAGGCTCTACCGGGTGTCCCACAAGACGTTCGAGGCGTACTGCAAGGAGCGGTGGGATATGTCGAAAACGAACGCGAACCGTCTGATTGGGTCCGCGACTGTTGTCGAGAATTTGGCACCAATTGGTGTCAAACCGCAGAGTGAAGCCCAAGCCCGCCCACTCACTGCGCTTGAACCTGAAGATCAGGTAGAGGTGTGGGGAGAGGTGGTGGAGAAAGCCAAGGAAGAGGATCGCCCTGTCACGGCAAAGGACGTTACTCGCGCCGTGAAGGAGCGGACCAAGCCCACGGAGAAGGCAGAACCGAAACCAACGGGCGCGTTGCCCAAAGGCTTCTGCAACCGGAAGGAGATGGACACGGTAAGCGACATCGTTTTCCGGTTGCAGTCTACGGCGAGCGTCATCCGCAAGCAGTTCAAGGGATGGCACAAGTCGAACAAGGAACGAGTGATGGATGCCGCATCGGAAGTTCAGGCGGCTTTAGGAAGGGAATGATCCATGGAATATGGGAACAAAGGACGATGGCGACAACTGAGCCCTAAGAGCATCTACCTCGACGCGAAGTATCAGCGCGACACGAGCCTGAGACGTGCCAAGAAGATTGCCGCAGAGTTTCAGTGGTGCTTCTTTGGTTGCGTGGTGGTGTCCAAGCGCAAGGGGTCGTTCTACGCCATTGACGGTGGACACCGTCTGGTAGCGGCGTGCATGATGGATCTCCCTCAAGTCCCGTGCATCGTCTTCGATGGGATGTCGTTGCAGCGCGAAGCAGAGGCGTTCGTGCGGTGGAATAACACCCCACGTCCATCCTCGATCCAACTGTGGCAGTCTAACCTCTCTGCGGAAGAACCTAATACGATGGGTGCCCACAAAGTCCTCGTCGCCAACAACTTCCGCATTGGCAGCAGCACCAACGGCGACCGTCGCGTGATCCGCTCTCCGGTGGTCATCTTGCGCCTGTACCGTTTCGGCATCTTGCACGACACTCTTCATGTGATGTGCGGTTGCTGGCCGGATAGCGGCGTTCTGAACAGCGGGCTGGTGATTGCTGGCGTGGGCCGGTTCATCCGCATGTACCGCGACTCCAAAGATCCGATCCAGAGCGGCGATATGATGAAGAAGATCCGCTCTTGGAGTTTGGAGAAGATCGTCCGCGAAGGTATGGCGCTCACCACTCTTTCCGGGTGGAGTAGAGAGATCGCGGTTTGCTCAATCTTGGTCAAGCTCTACAACAAGGGCCTCCGCCAGCACCAGCGCATCGAGATGACGTAGTAGCAGCCTACCGGGCGTGTTCAATTTTCGGACATGCCCGGTATTTGGACAGTTTCTCTTGACATAGCGTAAACCTAGACTTACGTTTCTCGCATGGCTGCGCAAGAGAACCCTCCGTCTGAGCGATTCACGCCTCCCGACAAAAAGAACTACGCCGGAGTCGAAGAAGTCGCGGTGCGTGCCAAGAAAACGGTCATGCACGGGCTCAAACTCGCCAAAGAACAGCGTCAGAACGCTGAATGGCGATGGGCGCGGATGTATTCCGCCTTCAGAGCCAAACGCAAGCGCAAGAACTACATGGGACGGGCCAATATCGTTGACCCGGAACCATCCAAAGCCATCGAAACCCTCGCTGCTCGCATCGAAGACTCCATTCTGGGCCAACGCCCTCTCGCTAGAGGGATGCCCCGAGAGAAAGCCGATCAGCAACAGGTAGAACTCAACGAGCAGTTGATTCAGTACCAGATGGACAGGGACGAATTCGAGCGCAAGTTCGGCTCATTCACCAAAAACCTGTGTATCTACGGGACAGCGATGATGCGCGTCTCCTGGCAGGAAGTCACCCGCCAGCACGCCAAGAGAGTCAAGAACAAGGAAGACAACGGTTGGGATCTCTTCGCTGGCGAGTCTCCGGTTTACGCCGGCCCCACCGCCAGAGAGGTCCAGATCGGTGATTTCTACGTCGGGAACGTCCGCAAGGAGACGGTGGAGGAGCAGGATTTCGTCATCGAGCGCATGGTGGTGGACCGCTCCTACCTGATGAGCCTCCAGAAGCAGGGACTTCTCAAGAACGTGGAGAAGATCAAGCGGGACTCTCAGCCCGAGATCAAGTTCGACGACTACCTGAAGAACTCCAAAGCCCAAGACTCGGAGCAGGGTGTCACTCAGAGAGAGGAAGCCCTCTGGTCTCCGGTCCAGAAGGTGTCCATCTCCATGTACGAGGGCAAATTCGCTCTCAACTCGGACAACGAGGACATCACCAAGTTCAAGGCTGAAGTGGAGTGCTGGATTTGGGTTACGGATTGCGGCCAAGTGCTGATGTGCCAGGAGAATCCTTACTGGCACGGGCTCAAGAGCTACGTTTCCTGCCACTACATCAAGGTTCCGGGCGAGTTCTACGGGATTGGCGTCATCGACTGGATTGAGGATCTGTGGACGGAACTCTGCGACTCTCACAACCAAGCCCTTGACTCCAAGAACCTGTCCATGAACTCCATGATTCTCGCGGGCGCGGGCGCGGGACTGACGACTTCCAAGCTCACCGCGTCTCCGGGCCGAGTCATCCGCATGAACGGGGACGTGAACCAGATCAAGCCCATGATCATCCCCGACACTTCGGGCACTTCCTATCAGGCCATCGGCGTTCTCAGGAACATGATGCGCGAGACTACCGGAGCCACGGACTTGATGCAGGGGCAGTCTGCGGGAGGGATTGACAAGGCCACCATCTTCGCAGGATTGCTCTCCGAGTCGAACATGCGGCTGAAGACGGTGATTCGCAACTGCTATTTGATGCTCATTGAGCCGTTGATGGTTCGTTGGTACGGGCTCAATCAGCAGTACATCGACACCGAAACAGTGGTGCGAGTGGTGGGTTCCAAGGGTTTCGACTGGATACCCATGACGCCGGAATCCCTGAACACGCCCATGGACTTCAAGGGCACCGGCACCGGGATGCTCGGAACAACGCTGGCCCGGAACGCCGGGCTGCAATCACTCCTTCAGATGATGGTTCCGCTGATGCAAGCGGGGTTGCAGGTTGATTTGCCCGCGATGATGAAGCGGATCTGGCATGACGTGTTCGGCTACGACGACGCCGACACCATCTTTGGCGGCAAGGACGCCTTCCGTGCCCACGATCCGCGAGAAGAGAACATGATCCTCTCTCAGCGTCAGGCGGTGGACTTGCACCCGTCCGACGACGACATCGGGCACATGCAGCTTCACATCCAACTCGGAGCCACCACCGAAGATCCGATTGTGGCTCGTCTCACCATGGAGCATGTCGAGCAGCACCAAGAGGCGGCTCGGGAGAAGGCGGCACAACAGCAGATGCAAGCTGCCGCCCAGGAAGCTCAGATGCTCGGGCAGATGAGAGATGCCGTAGAACCCCGAGGCGCAGGTGGAGGC